GTCGAGGGCGAAATCATCGACCTCCTTTTTCTTCGCATTATCTCCTTTCTCCATCTCGGACTCCATGTGGTTGAAGAAATCCTTCTTCCTCCCCCATCGATCCATTCTCCTGTAATTAAGCTCATCGATGATGGAAGACGACAAACGCCGATCCGGCGGCAGGTGCATAACCACGTCATGCCTCACCACGGGCCGGGAAATCTCCACCCTGATCCTCTTCCCATCACGTACCACATACCCCTGTGCAATAGTCTCCTTGACCACATTTAGGACACGGGATTTGTCGAGAATGCACCAATGGTTTCCTCTGAATTCAAAGAATAGGGAGTGGTCGAAATTCTTGAGCATCCTATCCATATATGCTGGGACTGTCGGGGCGGCTGATTGCATAATTTTTATTCCTTTTGGGCTATTTTTCCAGTTTCGCTATCATGCCCTTGAGTTCTTTTATATCATCAATGATATCAGATACATTTTCGTCAATACGGATTATCTTGTCGTGATCTGCATGGCCTGCCGCGACCTCAGCTTTGACCGAAGCCTCAAGGCAGACGATGTCCTCTTCTGCCCTTGAAACCCGAGAGCCGAAGATACCCCATGTTACACCAATCGTGAATATTATACCCACGAGACCACTGATTATAGCAATCCACTTCTTCCCATTTTTAACTGTTACTTCGGGATCAGTCATTTGATTTCCATTGGTTGTTTCTGGAGTTGCGCGAGGTGATAATTTAATATGGATATTGTGGTGTCCCGTTTGTTTAATTCTCTCATAACCAATGATCCAGCAATTGCTACCGCCGCAATAATACTCAACACCACAATTATCCAATTTTTAGTATCCATAATTAGGTTTCCCCTTTATGTAGGCAGGGGTGGCCAGGCCAAAGACCCAACCACCCCCACATTGGTTTATGATCAATCGTAGTAATAAAGGTATCGGTCAGCGCCACCCACAGTAATCTTGATTCTGCCAGTACTATTTTCGTCTGCGACATGGGATTCAACGGGAGCTGTAGCTTCTGCCGGGAATGAAAAGGCATTAGTATGGGCACCCTCAATATTTATGGCATTAGTCATGGTCCCGCTGGAATTATACGAATGGAATGAGTTCGTCAATGTTCCTGACGCATTCACCCTATATCCTGAATCCAATAATGCACCACTCTGAACTCCAATATAAGCTGCAACCGAATCAACAGTCAAATCAGTTGTTTGGTTCCAGTTAACATATATTCCACTATATTTTCCATACCCTGTTCCCCCGCAAGTAACATCCCCGCTTCCATTGATCGAGATACCCAGACCGGCAAGATTGCCTGATTCATCCATTGTCACGGCATGTGCGCCGTTATCAATAACCAAGTTGGCACCGTAGCCCTGATTCAGAGTACTGTCCCCATCAATGTAAATTTTGCCATAAAACGCATAGGCGTCATCAACAAAACCGTTGATATGAAGATCACTTCTAATCGGCTGAAGGTATCCACGGTCACCTATATCAGCATCATCATTAGAACTCGTCTGAGTAATTGTTACACGATACCCAAACAAATCCATGTCCACGCCGCCTGCATTATCAACTGCACCAGCGTAGTTATAGGTAATATCTACCGGGCGAAGGCTCGTATTCGCTGTGACAACTGGATTGATATCAACCCCAGTTCCTACGGTGACTGTTTCAATAACAATAGCATCAGCTTCAAGTCTGGGGGTAGAGATAGTGGTCTCAAACGCCCAAACAGCGCCTTCGTAGCTAAGATCGAGATTGCGAGGACGAATCAGCCCCAGGGGTTCCTCGGGTCCCAGATAGATCGGCGCCGGAGATTCCTTGGGTAGAGCTGAGCAGCCCGCACCAACAAAAAGAATGGCCAGGGCAATGAGTCCGGCCTTAACGGCTTTGCCCTTGCCCTTGCCCTTGCCCTTGCCCTTGCCCTTGCCCTTGCCCTTGCCTTTGCCCTTGGCCTTGGGCACAGATATGACAGCAATGACAGGCTTTTTGGGTTCATCCGCGGGTTTAGCTGCGAAGGTAACGGCCGCCGAGGCTTGAGCGGCTATTGAGACCTCGTCCCTGGCAATTGCCCGGACGGCATCCCATACTTCGGGTTCCATACTTTCTACTTTAATTCCCATCTTATTCATCTCCCATTTAGATAGTTTACCCCCGGCGAATTACCGGGATACTATGGTCAATTGCTGAGTGGACGCCCCTGGGTACAACGGGTTTTCCTTTTGGATTGACCCGCTAATTGGAATACCACAGGGGCTCCACTTCAGCCGATTATGTTATTTCGTGTGCCCAATGACACAACATGCCTAACTTTCGATGACGTTCCCGTAGGTCCAGTTCTTAGCGGGGTGCTTACACGAAAGGTTCTCGTAGCAAGCAAGAATCGCACGAACCTTGTCTCGGGGGCTGTCGCCGTAAATCAGCGGATGAAGGATACGGCCGTCAGGACCAGGGATCCAAGAGAATTGCTTCGCCTGATGCAAGGTCCAGGTGCTCATATCGATGCCGTAGAACGTCTGTTTCTTGATGTCCCGATCAGCAACAATCGGAATCTCGTTCGTCCCACCGGTATAAGCCAGGGCAGTAAAACCACCATCCAACTTGAGGGTTGCCGGGTAATTGAATCTCCGGTCAGCCACACACTTCGCCAGATAAGACCGGCGCATCGCAGCACGGCAGAGGATCAGATTGGTGTGCGCGTCAGCGTTGACCTCGGCTTCGTCAATCGAAGTCTGGAGGCTGTTCATCGAAAATGCACGAGCAGCTCCACTGGGGACATCAGTCTGTGCCTGCCATTCCTGTAGTAACCACTTATCAACATCCAGGTACTTATTGGCAATACCAGTAGCAGCATCGGTCGGGGCATAAAACACGTCCCCAAACCCAAGCATCTGGTTGCCTTTGTTCCCGTAGATATAAATCTGGTCGGTAGCTACAACAGCGCCAGCACTTGCCCCCCCAGCGCCACAAGAACCGGTGGCGTAGACCTGGTCAGAGCCCCTACGAGTGGTAATAGTGAGCGGAGTAGTGAGGACCTGCAACTTCGAGTCTGAAGTCCCGGTGGCATAAATATCAATCTTCATCCCGTTCCAAGCCCACTGGTTAGTATCAACCGTGAGAATGTACGGGTCGGCGGTTGTCCCTGCTCCCTCAATCGCCGAAATGGTGGCAATGAGACCATCCTCTTGAGTCGCGATCTCCATCGCAAGCATCCGGCGGATAGAGCTCATCGCCGAACGCACGGACGCGGTCATTACAGGAATGAACGCACCGGCGGCCTCGGCACTGACAGCTCGCAGGGGGTTGGTGAACTCAATGTTCACATAATGGTAAGCAAGGTCAATAAGAGCTTGCTCCTTCGGGATCTCCCCAGCAGGGCCAATAATTCCACCCTCTGCACGAGAATACGTTGGCAGGAGACCAGTCTCAAGAGCTAAGACGGCCTTCTTGCCGACAAAGTTCTCACGGTCTCTAGTCATCTGCGAATACATAAACGCAGAGTTATTCGTAACCTGATGCACACCGGGAAGATACAGGTACTTCAAGAAATCATCAAATAATGCAATGGTTTCAGCCATGACTGTATCTCCTTTTAATTTTTGTCTTACTCAGGCACAAAATTGCGCCTGATTAAGTCCTTCATTAACTTCGTTGTTTCGTTGAAGGAGTTCTCTCCCGGAATGCCAATCTTATCGACCCCGATTTTTCTGGTGATAATACCACTGCCGCCCTGGGGCAAGGTTGTCGGTGGGGGTGTCCCAACCGGAGGGGTTACTGCCATAGCAGCAATTCTTGCTTCAACCCCCGTTTTTACGGCAGAATCGTAAACAGTCTTTATACTGGCACTGGCTTGAGCGGCTGGCATATTCCTGAATTGATCAGTAGCGGCCAGGACGGAAAAAAAGTCAAGCGGAACACCAACAGCCTTGGCCGCGGTCTCCAGACTATCCATCTCGGTTCTCTCCGCTACGGAACTACCCAACGTATCAAGCCTCTGTTGAATGGTGACTATTTGGGTATTTGTTTTATCCAGGGCCTGGAGCACGACTTCCCGATTATACGCTTCGGGATCAGTCTCTTTAAGCTCTGCCAACGCTGCCACCGCCGCGGCTTCACCAGCGCGAGTGTTCTGACCCGCCAAGGCCGCTGCGATTTTGTCGCCAATTATTGTGGCTGTTCCTTCGATATCGTTTGATTTTCCAGTCATACCCGACAATCTGATGTTCTCTTGGTTCACCTTTGTCGTGTATGCGAGAAGCTCCTTGTAAGCCTTGGCCTGTTCCGCAGGGTTCTGGAAGGGGGTTCCCTCCAATCCTGTGGTGGCGTTAGGCTCTGGTGCTTTTGCCTCCGGGGCTACTCCTTCAAGTCCTTTGAGTAACTCATCTATCGGAGACGATGCAGGAACTGAAATAGTTGTCTGCGGGGCGGGTGCAGCGACCACGGGCTCGAGCGCAGGTACAGGGGCCGGTGTTAGCGGTGGCTCCAAACCTGTTGGCGCGGCAGTGGCGGACGGGGACTGCCCAGCATTAAACATTCTTACAGCTTCTGCTCCAGCGGCCCCAATGGGGTCGCCTACTGGGGGGGTTAATCCTTTAGGCATTGGATTCCTCCTGGATTATTTGGGATGCCATTTCAGCTTGTCCCTGAGTTTGTCGAGGATGCCTTGTCAGCTTGTCCTCATGTTATTACTATAATATAATCACAAAAATATACTTTGTCAACCCCCCTTAATAAGTAGGGGCGACGGCCGATATAAACTGAACTATTTTTTCGTTAGCGATCGGGGTGCCATTCTCGTCAAAAAAGATTGCCCCGATATCCGCTAACATCCGAATCCTGGTTGCAACCCTCTCCTGTGGCTCATTAAAATAAATAGCTAACTTAGGCCCGTTAAGACCGTTATTTATGAGGATCTGCTTTTTGAGGAATGCCCGGGAGAAAAACTGAACTATTCTCCTATCCACACTATCCATTATGCTGAAAATGATAGCGGCGGTATCCTGGTCCTCCATCTTTTTCCTTTCCGATAATGAATATATATTGGGGTCGGCTGGCGCCGCCGGGGTTGCAGGCGGAGGCGGTGGGGATGGGTCAATGGCTGAGGTTACCTCACCAAACTCTGGCGCAGGCGAGGTTGACTGTGTTATTTCTACTCCAACTTCTCCAAACGGATCTTTCTCTGTCATGGCTGCTCTCCTATTGTGCCGGGGCTTGTGCCGGCCGTGGCGGCGAAGGTGTCCCAGGCTGTTTTGCCTCGGGTCCTTGTGGCGGCATTACGCCCTCAAATTGTTTCTCTATTCCCTCTACGTGCCCACTCCAGTGCTTCACTAGATTCTGGGCAACCTCTGGTTTGTTCTTTTTAAGGTCCTCAAATCTCCGCGAATTAAATAATTTTATAAGGACTTCGCTGGAGATGTAATCATTGTTGTAATCTTCCACCTCGATATATTTCCCGGTTGAAATCATGTCTTCAATTTCACGCTCCTGCTGGGCATACCCTTGCTCAACTTCTCCAAATACTCCAGCAAGGCCCTCTAGCTCTATCGCCCTCAAGAACTTAGCCCGAATCGTGGGATCACTTTCCATGTCTCCCAGTGCGCCCAACTGCAATAGCTGGAGGTAGTAAGCAGACTGGGCCGCCTTGCTCCGGGGCAATGCGCTCCCCCTGGTAACAACTATATTTATATGGGGTCCGAGCTCTGCCCCGGTCAACTTGTAAATTTTAAGATCCCTGTTCTCCCCTATTACCTGTGCAGTCCTTTCGTTGGTCCAGTAATCGCGCGCAAACTCCAGCTTGGCTATCGCGACCTTCTGGTCCTGCTTCTCGATATGTCGGGTGATGGGGACCAAGAATTTGACATCAGACTCCTGAAGGGCCTGGATTCCAGAGGCAGAATCCACCCGGCCGGGGGCTTGGCCACGGATGACTTCGGACTGGTGGGCTAGGCGATCGAACATGGTCAAAACAATCTCTAAAAATTTGAATACTCCCTGGGGTACATCCTGGATATCAACACTCTGTACCGGATTGCTGGTATAGATCCCCGGATACGTTATGGCGATATCACCGGTCTGTGCCCCAAAAAGAGGCTTCTTGGCCACATTGGCCAGCTTCGGCATCGCTATTACCCACTTCACCTTCTTTACCAACCACTCATTGATGAATGTAACGATCCTATTTATTGATACCTGAAGGGGGATGAGGGACTCGACATACCCAGCATTATAGAAATTGTATTTATCAATTATCCAATGATAATCAAATAAACACAACTTTCCCTTCTTGTGCGGTAACGGGCCTTTGTATAGCTCTATGTTTCCACACCACTGTATAAATCTGCCTTCAGGAAATTTATCGCTGCCCGCTTCCAGAAAATTCTTAACCATGTAGAGGTCTCTCTCCGGGTCGTTATCTCCGTAGTAGTCTCTCAGACCTCTGGTTATCTCCTTAACGGAATATGCCTCGTCCGATATGTCGTGAGTTACGTACTTGCCGTTTCCCCACCGCTCTTCTATCTCGTCCTTGCTCATCAGTTTCGGGATCATGCAGTTTCTGATATTCATCCCAACCTTATGGCCTACCGGGAGGAGAACCTCAAACGGGGCATAAATCGTCTCATCCACTTCGCCCTCTGGACCAGAGTCTAAGTAATACTCCCCACTCTCATCGTTGGCCGGGGCCTTCTTTGGTCCCTTCTTCCCTTCAGCCTCCTGGGCGAGTTTTGTCAGGATGGGAACTTCCTGGCCGCCCTTGGGGTCCCAGGTGATGAGCTTATAGCCCAACCCATATATTTTCATCAGGTGAATGAGCCATTGTTTCTTTATCTCGGAATCATTTATATCATCCAACCTCTTCAGGTGAGCCGTAGCCGAGCGCGCGAGGCGTTCGTCCTTGTCCGAATCCGTGGCCGGGAGCACGTCGCACTGGGACATTGACTGGGTGAGAAGGGAGAGGATATCCATGGAAGAGGATAGGATCAAGTTTATCACAATCCTCAGCCGACTGCTGGACTGGGGCCGGAGTTCTACGTACTGGCCAGCACCGCGATCATACCGTCCCCATTGGCGACCTTCGTACATCGCGATATTGGTCATCCACTGACGGAAATTTTCCTTCTGCTCATCAATCCTTATGTTGAACTCTTTGTTCAAGTCTGATAGGCGCTCAGTCGTTTCTATTGACTGATCCAGGAAATCGATGGCAGCGTTTTTTTCTTTTATTCCAATCATTTTACTGGTTCATCGGGGGACGAATCCCCGCAGGCTCTTCACCGGAGATGGTGCCAACTAGCTCTTCTGGAAAGTCATGGATATCCTTGGTGGCGTCCTGGACTTCGCGGAGGAGTGATTCCTCATCAACGCCAGGGAGTTTTATCGGGTCTTCAGGAAAGGGCTCCTCTTTTTGCATCATGGCAGACAATTCCGCGTACTCATTGAAATTGCGGCACATCAGTTTATGAGTCAACTCTCTGTTTATGACAAGGAACTGATTGATCATCTTCCTCTGGGAAAATACCACAAATGCCGCGGAAAGAATAATCGCCAGGACTGCAAGCGCAGCCACTATAATTGGAAGGAATTCTATTAAAATAATATTCATCGTAACTCCATATTACTACACGCTGTCCAACCTGTCAACCCCCCTAATCAAAAATGCTATAATATTCCGCTCGGTTCGGATCCTGCTCGGGCTCGAACGCGCGTTCGATGTCCTGTTCCATTATAGCCTGTGTCTGGGTTTTGGGGGGAGAGTCCTCCAGTATCCCCCCAACAAGAAGATCACCCAGAGGAGAGGCCAAAAGAAATCTCATGGCATCAACCGCGTCATTTTTGTAATCAACAATCCTTCCCGGAATAAGCTGGCTCCGGTGGTATGTCATCACCTGCTCAAGGAGCCTGATACAATGCCGGGAGATGTAGAGGTGGGGTGCTCCGTCCAGAGGCTTCCCATCCTTATCTTTCAGAAACCGGTGGAGGTGGCCAGTCTTGATTTTCATCCACCTCTGCACCATCGTAATCCCGGCAGTCAGATCTCGGTTGGCGGGGGTAAGATCAAACCCATGCTCTGCATAGATCTCCATCAATGACATGACCTCTTGTCGGTGTGTAGAACCATACTGGGTCCTGGCCTTCACCTGGGCATCGGCGTAAGTTACCTGAAAATTAAGGGATAGGTGGCGAGGAAGGATAGCCTCGGCGTGCTCGTCAGGGCTGCCGCCGTCGGCAACATACTCATCAAAGATTACACATTCCATCTCCCCGTCAAAGGGGTTGGGGCTGAAGTAGGCAAAGAGGCAACAAGCCTCATGGGCTATGCCTCCGTGGTCATACCCCCTGTAATAAATAGCATCGGAGGCATGGGGGGTCTCCGGTTTTATGGAATGGATCTCCGGCCTGTATATCCCCGAGTAAATGGAATTTTTAAAATCTTCCCAGGATCCAAATCGATACCGAAGCTCGTACTCGCTGGATTCTCCATTAAAGGTATCCTCGATGTAGCCCGCAGGAAGGTTCGACCTCTGCTCATCAGTCTCCACCTCAAAGAGATCATACCGGTCATTGAAGGGAGCCCCGATTTTCCGGGCCTCGTGATTCAGCTTCCACCGTCGCCAAACCCAGTTATGCCCGGCGGGGTTGGAAGTGCTCATGGTTATTCCCCTCCAGGAGAACCTGTAGTATTTCAATAGTTCTTGGAAGGCTGGGTCTTTAGTGGGAGGGGCAGCGCGAGAGAGGCGGGTACGGAGAATATCAAAAGTTTTTTCTGGAACTTCTTCTATCTGATCTATTCCAAATGCCCCCAGGTTCAGGCCCATTCTCCCCTGGTAATCCATGAGATGTCGAAAGATAACCTTTGATTTATTAGGAAAAACACACTGGGGGTGAGGCTTGTCCCTCCACGAATATTCCCATCCCAGCTCTTCGAGCAGCAGACGGAAATCGGGGATCACGGTATCTTCCAAATCGGGGAGTTTGAGACGACCCATGAGGATAAGGTTGCCGTCAAACATCCTGGAAAGAACGGCAACCTTGTAACACATGGCCAGGGTTTTTCCACCGCGGACACCACCTGCCATGTGTGTGTGTTTAACCCGAGAGAACAGGAAGGATTGTTGGGTCGGTTCGGGGATGAAGGTTGGTGCCCCCGTTATTGGGTCCGGCTTTAGGAATTGAAAGTCCATAATATTCAGCAGATATCTGTTTTGCACATGCGTTGCAGTATGCCCCAGAAGGAACATGGTATCCTGTCATCATAGCATGATCTGCCCTATTATGCAAGGGGGTGTTACAGTTTAGACACCTTTTTGTCGGCTTTTTTTCTTTCACGGGGGATATAGTTGCTGAATTTTATACAGCTAAAGCAAAAGTGCCCACGCGCGGAGCACGCGCGCAGGCACTTTCCAGTTGCAAAGTTGGTTCTACTTTTTTCTCCCATCGGAAATAACTAGCTGGGCTTCCTCATCCTCACCGATCACCTCAAATAAGCAAAGGAGACCGGCCTCTTCGGCCATAGTCTTCACCACCTGCCTATTCTTCGTATCCAGCAGCGAGCCTAGGCGGCAGATGAGGATGCCACTATGGTTAAGGTGTATGGCCATCTGGGTACTGATCCTGAAGAGCTCACCCGAGGACATGTGCTCTTCGTCAAACGGAAGACCATTTATGGTTATACCGTCTTCGTTGAAGGCCATTCCGGGGATGGGGAAGGATACATCGGACAAACGATTTTCCTTCTCACCCTTGATTGCCTCCAGATCCGCGGTCAGCTCATCAGCCATGCTCCGAGCCTCTTTCAGCTCAAGACGACTTTCCCGAGCATCGGCCGAAGCCCTGATCTGCTGATTGGTGGACTCTGCATTCTGGAGCTGGGTTTCCAGAGTACCAACTTCCCGGACAACCATCCCATCCACCAACTCCTTCTGGGCCTTACCGTCCGCCTTGGTTTGAGCCAAGGCCGTCTCCGCAGCGAATAGCTCGGCTTCCAGGCGTTTCACCGTCGCCGCTTGGATCCCATAATCATCGTAATACTTCTGGAGTACCGACTTGGCCTCGTCATAGCCGCGGTTGGCGGCATGGGCTTTGGTGATCCGGGCAGAGAGGTCAGATATTGAAATCTCCTCTTCCGGGAGATCGGCGGGGATGGGTGGCATTGATTCCAGCTTACCCTCCAGTCGCTTGATATCCTTGTTCTTGTCCGTGCGCGCCTCATAGGAGTGGCGGTGGCGCTCATCCAGGTCGGTGAAATCCAGATCCGGATCCAGGGATCGAACCAAGTCCACCTGCTTCTTCGGGGATAGGAGCTGGAAGGCCGTGGGATCATAGGTCATGGAGTCCCCACCCATTAGCTCCTTACAAATGTCCTGGGGGGCCGGGAGGGACTTACCCTCTACGCTGGTAACTATGAGCTGGGTTTTCTCGTTTTTGCCGAACTTCCGAGTTACCTTTGCCACTAGCGCATCGCCAATTATAGCCTCAACAAAACCATTGGTAGCTCCGTCGCGAAGTACCCGGCAGGGGATCTTCCCCTTGCCACAAAATAAATACATCACGCCGTCAAGGAAGCTGCTCTTTCCTTGTTCGTTATCTCCAGCTACCACCACAAAATTCCCCTCGGGATTGAGCACTACATGCTCGATCCCCTTTACGTTCTGCACTTCCAATTGAAGTATCTTCATTATTTCTTGCCCTCCTGTTTTTGTTTGTCTGCCATTTCCTGAAGTCTCTTGAGCTCGTCAGAACTCACATAAATACACACTACCGGCCCCTGCTTCTCCCTGATCGTGTCAATGATCCCCTCTATCGCCTCGGAATAAGCGGAGGCAAAAACCTCCACCTGAGAGGGAGTGAGGCCATTCGGGTTCTTGGTACGAAGTGTCTCCTCAGCCCCCACGAGGCCGGCGATCAGAACCTTGGAGTTGATATAGGGGATCGGCTCCAGGGCGCGGACCAGATTGTGTTTTTCTCCAATCCGCTTAAATGTTGCAGCATTTACCTTGCTAAGCTGTGCTGTATTCATTTTCTTTCCTTTTTTTCTTTAGGACGAACAGGCGTTATCTCGTCCCAGTTGCTATTGATTAAGACCGCAGAACTCACCATCAATGGGTGCCCGGCCATCGCTATGTCATTGGCGCACTCGCTGGCTATCCAGGCCATGTTCTCCTTCATGGTCTGGGGAAGGAAAGGCAACATGGAGAGGTATAAATGCAGGATTCCGGGGGGAGTGGGGTAGTTGACGTCGTTCACACACATGTCAATAAAAAGATCAGCCAGAACTCGATTTAATGCAAGGGTTGTGTGGGGTTCTGTAAACCTAATCGCCCTGATCCACCTCATCGTTGCCAATGGTCCAAACTCCCTTAGCGTGGGCACAATATTGGTATAGTCCGCACGCGGGGGCGGGGGCAATAGCTTTCGCGCGTCCTCGATCCACTTTGAATCATGGGTTATCATCGCAATGCCCACAAGGGTTGACGCATCATAAAACGGAATGGGGGATGGGTGAGCCAAGACCCAAGAACCATGTTTCCTGGCGTTCTCGGCGAAATCGGCCATTTCCCTTTGATTCATCTTGTCCCTCATAAAATGAGCAAGGAAAAGTACTTCGTCAGTCTGAGTCGGAGAATCATATCCAAATAGAAAACCATCGAGCACACTGGAGAAGAAGGAGTGCTCGTGTAAAGCCTGCTCGTTAAGGATATCCAGTATCCCGCGCGGGAGATCTGGAGGAGTGAGTCTAATCCCCTGATCTATAAACCATTTTATGTCCCTCATCTGACATCCCTCCTGATCGCTTTAATCCCCAAGGTCAATGCTTTTAGAACTTTCTTTGGGGGAACGTGGTGGCGAAATACATTCATAAAAACATCCTTATTGTCCCGCATCGACAGCTCCACCATTCGCTGAAATTTATCCTTAGAGAACTCAAAAACGATAGCGACTCTGCCATTCTCTGGATCTGCTACTGCGCCCACCTTGATATCTTTCATATTTTTACCTCTTTGGTTATATATACTTACCAACTTGTGGCTCGATTTGCAACGGTTATTCTTTCGGCGGTGCAAATATTATCGTATCACACTTAGTCGTCAGCCGGCGAACCATGGCCAAGGCCCGCTCCTTGTTCCTGGCCAGGGCATGGATCTGGGTTCCGGTTTTTTGGGTTGTTACTATTACCGGTCGCCCAGCTTCTGACCTTCGCTTTATTACTGTAAATAAAGTCCCCTCACCCCGTTCACCCTTACTCTCATTGCCCAAGTCGTCGATGAGGAGAACATCAGTCATAACCATTTGTTCCACCCACTGATACCCAGTGCCATCCTTGAACTTTTCCTGGGCCAGGTTTGCCATCTTCTGACAATCAATACTCATGATGGACTTCCCCTCCTCGTGCAGGCGAGCCATGAGATACCATGCCGAACGGCTCTTTCCACCGCCGGTATCACCATACAGCATCAGGCCCCTTGGACCAAACTTGTAAGCCATAACCTTGGCAAATTGCTTGGGGTAGGGCAGGATTCGGGTGTCAGTATCCAAATATTCAAACGGGCAGCGAAAAGGCTTGTGATGTCTGGTCCTGGTAATTTTCTGCATCTTATCCATGAGAAGGGATGGATCTATTGGGTCCATGTACCTCTTCTTCCCGTCCGCATCGATCCTGCTTCGCGGGCGGTTAAGCTCGGCGGCGCAGCGCGGGCAGACATTTATCATCCCCAGGTGAACAAGTAAATCCCTACCAACCTTTTCTACCGCCTCCATAGCTCCCCTCACCTCGTCATTGTCTGGGATCTGGTAGTCTCCCAAACATATTCGGCAGGTATAATAATCGCCAGGGGCGGACCGTTTTGGCTCGTCCGGTTCCGGTAGTAGTTCGATTTCTTCTATCTTCTGCATATTACACACCTCCTACGGTTTCGTATTGCGGCTTGGGCGGGACTAAAGGCTTGGGCGGAGCGCCTGGGAACGGAGCGAGCGTGGGCATGGGCTCGGGCTCGGGCGGGGGATTGGCGGCCTGTTCAGCCTCCCAGGCGGGGGAACCGATGTAATCCATGTCAGCGGCAAAGCCGGCGTTGTAGTCAATGGAGCCGCCGGGTTGTCCTGCTTTTGGGGGTTTGTTTCTATTAACCCAGGTTCTTACGGAAGCCTTCCAATCCTTCATTTTATTACTACCAACCATCCACCCCTTGGATGTATAAAAATCTATGAATGCACTGGCATCTACAGAATACCCCTTGCTTTTGATATATTCCGAAACTTCCCCAAGGGAGGGAGGGGTGAATCTTTTTCTTTTATTATCATTATTATCATTATTATCATTATTGTTAGGTGTTAGGTCTTTGTTACCCCTTTGTTGACCCTTTGTTAGGTCTTTGTTGGTAGCTTTGTTAGCTGTGGCAACTGGTTCTTGGTAAGTACTATAGTTACAAATAGTTATCCTACGCCCTGTCTTTGTTGATTCGTTTGTTAGAAAACGGAGTTTTTCAAAACGAAGTAGTGCTGTCCGTATATTCTGAATACTCACTCCTTTTCCACAAAGTGCCCTTATGGACTGTAATGAGGTGATGGTTTGTCCTCTTTTAACAGTGTATGGATCCCCCTTCCACTCCCAGCTTCCTGGTTCGTGGTTGACTAATCCCAGCAAAACTATCAATACTGTTTTGTGTTCAGGCGTTGAATTAGCCCAGATGGGTTTCTCGTATAGTTCACGCCACAGTGAGACCCAACCGGTCGCTTCACTCATAGCCTTCCCCTTTGGTCAATTCTTTGGCGGCATGGAGAAAAGAATCGGCATTTTCCTCACAGTATGTGTCCATTGGGAGTAGGCGAGTTAGCACTGCCACAATGTCTCTCGTCAGCTTTACAGGGACTTCATCGCCAGCCTTTTTAATCTGTATAACCTTTGAGTATAATATTTTCAGTCCGACTAAAACGGTAATCTTTTTTTCGATTGAGGCGATTGTTCTATCTAGGCGAGGGGTGGGAATCTCCTCCTTTTTAGAGCGGATTTTCTCGTGGCAAGTCTCGCACAGAGTTATTAATACATCATCATCATATTCCCAGGGGTTCCTCCCTTTGATATATTTTCTATGGTGGACATGCAGGGTAGTGGTTTTGTCCCCACACTCTTGGCAAGTCCAATAATCCCTCTCTAGAACTTTCAACCTCTTCTTCTGCCACCGCGGATCCCTCAGTTTCTCACTATACTTACTCATAGCCTTCTCCCACAAAAAAAAGCCCACGACCGTGTGCTATGAACGGAGACCTGGCGGTCTTTGTTCCACGGCCGGGGCTATTAATTTTTAGGATACCGTTCATAGCAACTATAACTTAACATATATCGCAAACATGTCAACCCCCTATTTCCGGCGCCTCGTACTTATAATTCCGAACCTCGATCACGACCCGGGGCCGGGCCTTGTCGTAGCCCACGTGCGGCGGGAGCATGGTAAGCCATCTATCGTCGAGGAGCAAACCGGCATCGACCATGCCATCGATCGCGGCTTTGAGGCTCATGTTCAGGTTGATCTTGTCCCGGCTGCGGCGGTCGCCGAAAAAGAACCAAATCTCGGCCGTGGCTTCTTTCCACATGGGTTTCTGGCCGCCTAACGCTTCCAAGGTGAGGATATGAGCCTCGGACCTGTACTTCTTAGTGGCTCGGGCCTTAGCCGCCCAGTGGCAGCGCGCATTTGCGCGGAGCTCGGGCGGGGGCGGGGACAGGGTTACGGTTAC